GTACATAATGATTGCCGCTACAATCTTTGCAAAATATCCTGATGAAACTCGAATGAAATATGTAAAGGATTATTACGATGCTATATCAACTTTTAAACTCAGTTTACCGACTCCAATCATGGCAGGAGTTAGAACTCCTTTACGCCAGTTCAGCTCTTGCGTTCTTATTGATGTGGATGATAACTTAGATTCACTTATTGCATCTAACGGAGCAGTGACAAAATACATCGCCAAACGCGCAGGGATTGGTTTGAATTTTGGTCGTGTTAGAGCACTTGGCTCGGCAGTACGTGGAGGTGAAGTCAAACACACTGGAGTTATACCATTCCTCCAATGGTATCAGTCTGCAATTAAATCATGCTCGCAAGGTGGTATCCGTGATGGAGCAGGAACTGTTCACTTCCCATTTTGGCATAGAGAAATTGAAGACATCATTGTATTAAAGAATAATAAGGGTGGTGATGATAACCGCTGTCGTAAGATGGACTATTCAATTCAGTTAAACAAATTATTTTATGAACGCTTCTTGAAGAATGAAAACATTACATTGTTCTCACCACATGATGCACCAGACTTATATCAAGCGTTCTTTGCTGATCAAGAATTATTCAACCATTTATATACAGTATATGAAAAGAAATATAAAATTGAGAAGAAAGTTGTAAAGGCTAGAGAGTTATTTAGTGACATAATGTTAGAACGTGCTGAAACTGGCCGTATATATTTAATGAATGTAGACCACTGTAATACGCATAGTTCGTTTGACGACACAATTTATATGTCTAACTTATGCCAAGAGATTACGTTGCCTACAGACCCATTCACAGAGCTTAATAACCCTGATGATTTAGAGTCAGAGATTGCGTTATGTATTTTATCAGCCGTTAACTTAGGTTCAATAAAAGACTTAGGTGACTTAGAGTTGTTATGTGACCTTGCAGTTAGAGCTCTTGATGAATTAATTGATTATCAGGAATACCCAATGCAAGCCGCAAAGAACGCAACTCTTAATAGACGTTCATTAGGCATTGGTGTAATCAACTACGCATATTATCTCGCTAAAAATAAGGCTAAGTATAATAGCCAAGAAGCATATGATTTGACTCACGAGTTATTTGAGGCCATTCAATATAACTTGATCAAGGCATCTGCAAATTTGGCTAAAGAGAAAGGACCTTGCCCTTATTATAATAGAACAAAATACTCAAGAGGTATAATGCCTATTGATACATATAAGTCTACAATCGAACAATATACAACGGTTGATTATAAATTAGATTGGGTTGCGCTAAGAGAATTAGTTTCAGAGCATGGTTTGAGAAATTCAACATTATCATCATTGATGCCATCTGAAAGTTCCTCACAAGTTTCAAACGGAACGAATGGTATTGAACCACCTCGAGGATATATAAGTAATAAGAAGTGCAAGAACACAATGGCTAAAATGGTTGTTCCTGAATATGCAAAGCTTAAAAACTTTTATGACTTGGCATGGGATCATCCTAGTAATGAAGGATATTTAATTAACGTTGGGATTATGCAGAAGTTTGTCGATCAAGCAATATCAGCAAACACATATTATAACCCAGAGCGTTTTGATAAAGGTGAAATTCCTATGTCGCTTATGATGAAGGAAGTTATTATGGCCTATCAACTTGGAGTGAAGACGCTATACTATCATAATACATTTGACGGGAAATCAGATGATGAAGTTGTAGATGATGGTGGATGCGCAGGAGGCGCGTGTGCAATCTAATGAAGAAATACACTACTGTCCAACATGTGAATACTCTGCAAAGAAGTCAGAGTACAAACATTTTTGCTGGATTGCATTTTTGCAATCTATATTTGTAGTTATATTAACAGTGGCAATGATTACACTAATGGTCGTGTGGTCTATTTGAGGAAAGTGAAATGAACGGTGAAATGATTTATAAGTTGATGATTGAATCTTATAAAAATAATATTGATTTGAGAGCTCGCTTAGGATATAAAATTCCTGCAGAGGAAAAAACAATGTATATCAACACTGGCCGAAGGATGGGACATTCTACAGCCGCTGCTATGTTGTTAAAGAACTTTAGCGATTCAATTATATTGACTCCAACTTGGGGTATGGCAGCAAACTTTATTCAAAGTCATACAACAATTGAGAGATCTAAAGTTCGATCAGTTGATAACTTTTTGAATATTCCAAGAGGGTCTAGACCAGAAAGACAAAAATATAGATTTATAATGGTGGATGCTTTTACTCATATGCACTCAAATAAGAAAGAAAAATTACTTGATTGGTTTAATGTGATTGAAACCGATGTTGATATGTTTATTTTACTAGGATAATTTAATGACCGAGACAGTATTTAATAATAAGAAAATTGACTTCCTTAAACAGCCAATGTTTTTCGGCAAGAAGGGAATGAATACACAACGCTTTGATGTATTGAGATATCCTATATTTGATAAGCTTACTCAAACGCAACTAAGTTTCTTTTGGAGACCAGAGGAAGTTAACCTACAAAAGGATAGAGCTGATTTTAAGAAGCTTACCGAAGGTCAACAATTCATCTTCACTAGGAATCTGTTATACCAAACCTTACTTGACAGCGTACAAGGTAGATCACCAGGACTGGCGTTTTTACCGTTTGTTACTTTGCCTGAGTTGGAAACTTGCATAACAACGTGGGAGTTCTTTGAGACATTACACTCAAGATCATATACTCACATTATTAGAAACTTGTATGCCAACCCTACAGAAGTATTTGATTCCTTGCTTGATGATAAAGAAATTGTTTTAAGAGCAAAGTCAGTAACAAAATATTACGATGAGTTTATTGAATACGGATTAATGCATAGAACAGGTGGCTTCACAACTACACTAAAAGAACTTAAGAAGAAGTTTTACTTGGCTCTTATATCAGTGAACATTCTTGAAGGCATAAGATTTTATGTTTCCTTTGCATGTACATTCGCCTTCACTGAAGGTTTGAAAGTTATGGAGGGTAGTTCAAAAATTGTTTCATTGATCTCAAGAGATGAAAGTCAGCATCTTGCCATAACTCAGAACATCATAAATAATTATCGTAAGCATGAAGGCGATAAAGAAATGATAAAGATCATGGCTGATTGCGAAGATGAAGTTTACAAGATGTATGAAGAAGCTGTAAATGAAGAAAAAAGATGGGCTAAATACTTATTTGATGGACGCTCATTACTTGGTCTTAACGATCAAATCTTAGGTGATTATGTTGAATACATGGCAAACAAAAGAATGAGAACGATTGGTTTGAAGCAGATGTATTCACAGCCAACTAATCCGCTGTCGTGGACAGAGCATTGGTTGTCAAGTAAAAATAATCAAAACGCTCCGCAGGAAACTGAAATTGAAAGTTACCTTATAGGTGCAGTTAATCAAGATGTTAATGAAAACGATTTCGACAATATAAAACTATAGGATATAAGATGGATACTAGAATAGCAATTGATTGTGATACATGCTCTGCTTCATATGTAGTGGAACATAGTATGGATGATGGTAGGTATGTGGTTGAAGGGTGCTCTTTTTGTGGGTCACAGGATATACATACAGATGAAGATGGCTTGCTCAATGGTGAAGATGAGGAGCATAGGGTCGCGTGATTATTGGTGGTATAGATTACTCAATGACCTCACCTGCCGTTTGTGTGTTCAATGGTGAAGGTGATTTTCATATAGATAAATGTAAGTTTATGTTTGTGAGTCAAAACAAGAAAAAGTTTGAAGGTTTTTCGTATAACAAAAAACAAATAATTTCACATATTAGTAAGGACTGGGTTAATAATACTTTTAGGTTTATACACCTTGCAGGCCATACGGTAGATTTTTTGAATGATAATAAATGTGTGGATGTTGCGTTAGAGGATTATGCTTTTGCTGCCCGAGGAATGGTATTCACTATAGGAGAAAATGGTGGAATATTAAAGTTCAGCCTTGCACTAGAAGTAATAGATTGGGTGACATATACACCTAGCCAACTTAAAAAGTTCGCAGTAGGAAAGGGAAATGCTAATAAGTTCGCAATGCTAGAAGCCTTTGTTAAGGAAACTGGTTGGAAGCTTGACGAAATATTAGACTTGAAGATAACAGAGAAAATGATTCCCGCTCCTATTACAGATTTGGTCGATGCATATTGGATATGCAAGCAATACTACACGGAGAAAAGGAAATCACATGGAGATAAACACGGAAGCGTTTGATAGTATCTATGGACAGATAATAGAAAACTTAGGTGATAATTTTTGGATATACGGTTATTGGAGATTCCTAATAACTTTTGAAGATGGCGGCACAGAAATAAATTGTTTCAAAGGCTCATATGAAGATGCTGAAGAAACATTGTTGTATAGAGTTGAAGAAGAAATTGGTGAAGAAGACGTAAGAGATGTAGAACTAATGTGCAATGCAATAATACCTTTTGCGGAACATTGTGCAGACTATGGTTGTGTTGATAATATTTGCTCAGGGAATAAAAATGAAAGATAAAATGAAAGTAGCCTATATGAAAGCGGCAAACATCTTTGGTGATTTGTCATATTGTGTTAGGCGAAAGGTTGGTTGTGTCATTGTAAGAGATGATAGAATTGTATCTATC